GATACGTGTTACGGAACTCTATATGTGTTCTGCGGAGGAATCTACTACTAATTCCCAAGTCATCGCACGTGCTTTGAAAGCTCCATGGGCTAAACTGGTGACTGAGATAGTACCAGATAACTCACGCCCAGACAGTATTCAGGAGTGGAGAGAGGCATTTCCACGAGCTAAGATAACTATTGTAACCAAAGATATAGATGGCATGATAGACCGTGTTAAATCGGCTCTAAAGCCCATTCTTGGTGCGCCTAAGATACTCATTAACCGTATATGTCTGCATTTTAGGCAGGAGATATTGATGTATGCCTCGAAGAATGATAAGCCGGTGGATAAGCATAATCATTGTCTTGATGAGACGGGTTATTTTGCTCTGGCTAAGTTAGGCGAGGATGAGGGTGTGTACATTGGAACTACTAAAAGGAGTGTGATGCCAGAATAACATACCACATATAGTGTTAATTTTAATAATTGCTTGACAACTTCAACATATAGACATATCATTTGTGCAGTGTGGCATTTTGCAACACTCAAAGGTCAACCAAATGAATATGCCTAAAATCTTTACCAACTTTCTTCAAAACCCATATCAAACAAAGCAATATAAAGCGCTCTCAAAACGGAATGGCTTAGTCATACGTCAGGTTCGTAATCTACAGAACGAGATTCAGGCTTCAACCGATATAACCACGAACACAGATTCCACTTCCTCAAAACATTACGTTGGCACTCCCACCGCATACAACACCTACAAAAAACAAGTAAATGAACTCGGCCGTCTCTATGACAATGTTGCCGATTGGGGCTGCATGATTGCGAAAAACGTCATTGATATGCGGACAGCATTCTCAGTGGGTACGGGCGTAAGAGTAACAAAACGGACTGAGTTTAAGGGGGATGCAACAAAGGAATTGGAATGGTGTAAGGAGTTTATGCGGTTCAATAACCTTGATGAGGAAATGCCACAAGAATATGCTAAAGAGGCTGAGATTGAGGGTAAAATACTTCTAAGATTCCTTGTAGACGAAAGAGCAGGGAATATTCGTGTTATCCATACTCCTTGGAGAAAATTCAATTATACGATTTATACACCAGACTTTGACTCCTTCAATTACAATAGGGCTGAGTACATTGGTAGCGGCGCATCTAACATCAAATTTGATTTAAAACCAGAGTTCTTCGTGTATAAACGCTTCGGCGGGTGTGTGGACAAGGTAAATGAGACGCCACCCAAGGTAGCATTTGTTATACGTGAGATGAGGGATGTGGATAAGGCAATATGGGATTGGAGGAAGATAGACAGGTTGTTCTCAGCCCCTACTCCAGTAATAACAGCACCGGACAAGCAAACTGCTAAGGAGATACAGACATGGGTTGAGGATAATAACTGGCGAATAGGTAAGCTACTCATCCTTGGTGGATTGAATGTTAAATTTGAGCTTATTGGTTGGAAAGGTGATGGTTATACGACCCTCAAAGCGGAAACCGAGTCATTAGTCAAGACCATTAGTGGTACTACTGGCATACCAGTCCACTTCCTCGGGTATCCTGAACTCCTATCCAACCGTGATACCGCCGAAAACCTCATTGAACTCATTGTACTGTCCACAAATAAAGAACGTAATACATGGATGGGGGCATACGAAGAGCTATTCCAGAAATCCATGGTCATCAGCAACACAGTTTTTGGTACGAAACTCGACCCAATGGCAATAGATGCCACTATTGATAAACCTGAAATGACTACATTAGAGGGAACAAATAATGCGCCAGTACCTAAGCGCCCACCAAGTCCAAGCAGCCAACCAGATTGAGCTTGGGGAAATAGTTGAACCATTGACGATGGAGGGTATTAAGAGGAGCGATCCCCATCCCGAGATACGTTTATACTCGGTAGGGCATGAGGGTCAAGCTAATCTTCACCTTCCTGGTATTGGTAATAAGACATTTACATGGATTCAGGCAGCAGTTAGAGCGGTAGCAGATAAACTCAAGCTCGGCACTGCTGTATTCGACCGCCACGATCCTGACACAAATTCCCATGAAGGACGTACGCAGATTGGTCAGGTTGTTGGCAGAGTAGTAAAACAAATAGGCGACCGCTTCAATACACTTGCAGCAATTCACATATTTCCACAATTCAAGTCCAGACCACTTGATGTTGCAAGCATTGAGGCTGATATAGAATACGACCATGATGAACACCAGGCATGGCCAGTAAATATTAATAGCGTGTCCGGTATTGCACTAAGTAATTCCGGCATTGACAGCCCCGGCTTTCCGGGTGCAACCCTTCTCGGCGCAGTGCAGGCTTATGTGCAGGCGTTCGGGAGTGACTTTGGAGATAAGAAAATGAACCTGTCTGATGTGAAAGTAGCAGTGAAAGACCTCGGATTAACACCGACACAGATATTTGGTATTGATGATATCATGGGGGACACAGCAGTAGTTGGTAAGGTAAAAGAAGCGAAAGAGAGTACGTATAATATGTCTGAGCGTATTCGGAAAGAGCGGGATGAAGCGAGAGAACGGATTACGACCTTGGAAAACACAAATGCTGAGACTGATAAAAAACTGAAGCAGCATACGATGCAATCTAAGAGTGTTGGCGTTCTTGATGCCGTATTAGCCGAACCTGAGCGTAAGCTCGATGATAAAGCGAAGATATTTATTAAGCGCAATCTCAAGGACTTCTCCACGGCTGCTGAAAATGAGGATACACTCAAGGTGGATGTAGGTAAGTTTGTTGAAGCCCAGGTAGTGGAGTATGGGGAACAGGCAAAACTGTTCGGAGTAGATGTGGGGAATGCACCCACTCCAAGCTCTAAAGTATTCAAACTCCCCCCTGAACTCACCGTGGATGGTCAGAAATCATCGCCGGGTACACCTAACAGCCCAGCGAACATACCCCCTTCACGGCAAGAAGTTATTGCCGAGGAGATGAATCCTGATATTAACTCATTGATACCGGGTGGGAAAGCTGCTCAGGAAGCGCAGAAGACTTAACAGTAAGGAAGTATTATGTCAGTTCTTGGAGGAACAGCATTTAAATTGCGCAGTTCCACGCATAATGACCCTTATGCCTCACTGGAATTTGAAGCCTGCACCGGTTACACAGCAGGTGATATAGTTACAGTTGAGGATGTAACGGGAGTTGTGGTGGGAACTGTAGTTTCAGGGAAATCGGTAGTTGTTGTATACCAAGCTGCAAAGATTTTAGTACCCTGTGTGGAAGTTACATCCGGCAATCTCGCAGAGTTCCAAGTAGGTTGCAAGGTGTATGCTGATGTCGCTAACAACGAGGTTACACCCGTTGCAGGCGCACTTAATCTTTGTGGTATTGTTGTTGTAGCCGCCGCCGTTGGAGATGAGACGGTATTAGTTCATTGGATGGGTGCTCTTGAAGTAGTAGCCTAAAAGGAGATAGTTAAATGTATAAAGGAAAAATAGTCTCTGATTGGGATTTGGTCGAGCGCTCAGGTGGAATCGACAATCCCAAAACACGAAACATGATAAGAGGAGCTTTAAACCATTTCTTGGTTGAGCCCTTAACTCCGCCTTTCAAAGCGGCAGCACAAGCGTTTTCCGGTACGGGTGACGTAACTGCTGCAAGATCCGCTCTTGTTCAGGCGTTTGCTACATCGCAGGACTTCCCGACGAGTGTATTGGAAGTTCTTGATAAGTATCACCAGACACTTTACTTTGATACCGGGTATGAACAAGTATTCGATATGATGGATATGCGGGATTCCAACCGTAATGGATTCAGTATTACGGACGTTATATCCGGTCTGACATTTGAGAAAGTGTCAGAAGGTGAGAAAGCTAAGTTATATAAAATGTCCGGTAAGAAAGTACCTGTCACTCTTGATATGTATGGTGCGGGTCTGGGCTGGTCTCGGCGTTTATTCGACGATAAGGAATATTGGTCTATCGAGGATAATGCCATCGAGTTCAGAAATAAAGCATACGAATCGAAGGCGCAGGACTTCTACGATCTGATTGAAGGTACAGCCGCCACATACGATCTTGCATGGGTGGCTGTGGAAGGTGCTATCCCTAATACCAATGAGAATTATGTACCTCTTAGGGATATTAGGACAATCAATCAAGCATGTGAGAATATCTTGTTAGCATGTAGGGATCTTGGCTTTGGAGTAACACCAGCAAGTGAGTTCATAATTCTTGCTCCTATCCAAATGAAGAGCAGGATACCTCGTGCGCTCGGTATGGTACAACAGCCTTTCTCAGGTAGTACCTCACAGGTTATATATAACGTGCGGCCTATTTATACTCTCATGCTTACTGATACCGAGTCCTACTATGTCATCTTGCCTAAGAAGAAACTCAAAGGAGCGAATCGCATGGATTTGACTATATTTAGCGATTTTGATATTGAGTCATACACCGACATTGCAGCTGGATGGCAAAGATATGGTGGTGCGGTAGGTGAACTTAGACAAATCGTGCGTTGTGCAACAAGTTAAATTGTCATGACGCCGTGCCCAGCAGGGGAGCCTACGCCAGGGGTTCCCCTGTTTAATAAAGGGAGGATTCATGTTAAGTATGTCAGACCTGCATAAGAAGAAACACAGAACCCCAAGCCCGCCAATAGATAATGAGACCCCGCCTGAAGACCAAATATTGTCAATGAGCGATTTACCCTCTCGGGGGCGAAGACACCAGAGAGCCCAAGTAGCAATCAAAGAGGCTGCGAAACCCGCTAAGATACTTACAATAAGCGACCTACCAAAGCGTACACGTAATGTCCGTAAACTGGCTGCTGAAGTGCGTAGGACAGTTGCAACAGGAAAGGGAGCTGGGAGTAGGATGCTTGGTCCTAAAGTATTTGCTGACTATGTGCGTAAGGGGGCATGGAAAGGCAGACGGTGTTTTATCATTGGGGGCGGTCCGAGTGTTAAGAATGTAGATTTGGATTTATTGAGAGGTGAATTGACTATTGGAATTAACAGGGCATACGAATTACTTGATCCGAGCATACTTTTTGGTGTGGATGGCCAGATGTGGGGGTGGGTAGAGCAAGGTAAATGTGGCGAGGAATCCAAAAGGAAGTTTAATGAGTACAGGGGTTATAAGGTATGGATGGCGCTGCATGATGTCTTCCCCCCTGACTTTTACCTTATAGATGTGGATGATAGGGGTGGGTATAGGATTGGGAGTACGAAATTACTGGCATTTAAGAATAACTCCGGGTATGGGGCTATTAATCTGGCGGCGGCATTGGGAGCAAACCCCATCTACTTACTTGGGTTCGACATGCAAGGGGATAAACAGGGCAAACAGAAATGGTGGCATGATGGATATCCTATGGATTATGGCGAGAACGTCTATACACGTTATATTGAGGAGATTACTAAATTCGCCCCTGTGTTAGAGAAGTCTGGTTTTGAAGTTGTCAATCTTAATCCAAAATCGGCTTTGAAATGCTTCACGTTCGGAAATTATAAGCAAGTAATTAAGCGCAAACCCATCATACCAGAGGGTGCCATACAGGCTATGACGAAGCCGGGGATGATAACGGCCATCACTCCTACGGGGGATAGACCTCTTGCATTTGCCCTCTGTAAGCATTGGATGGAGATGCAGACTGTGAGACCTGACCAGTGGATTGTAGTTGATGACGGAAAAGTGCCCATTAAACCCCCAGCAGGTGCTACTTATATACGGCGCGCACCTAAGCACAACGATCCTAACCATACGCTTAACCTCAATCTCAAAACTGCCGTGCCATCCATCAGAGGCAGTAAAATAATCATTATTGAAGATGACGAGTATTATGCACCTAAATATATAGAAACAATGGCAAAAGAGCTTAATAATGGTGAATTAGTGGGTGTTATGCAGGCGAAATATTATCATTTACCCACCGGCGGTTATATGCAAATCGCCAATACGTTTCATGCTTCCCTTGCCCAGACGGCCTTCAACATCACGTTCCTGCCTACTGTGCAGGAATATTTAGATGGGAAACTGTCAATCTACCTTGATATGAAGCTGTGGCAGAGGGCACTACCGGAAGGACGTGGATATTTGTTTGCTGATGGTCGTAATTCACTGTATGCAGGGATAAAAGGATTGCCAGGGCGTCTGGGAATAGGGCAAGGACACAACCCAGCCATGTATGGCGCATCTATTGATAAATCACGTGAGATACTCAAGAAGTGGGTACCGAGAGATTATAAAGTATATGAGGCGGTATTGAGCGGGGAATTGAATGATGCAAATTGCAACACATATTTTCATAAAATAACGGGAGTTGTGGTATGCCAGAATACCATAGACTTAATGAAATGCTCTTATGGGTCGGTACGTAAGTTCCATCCGGACATGCCTATTATTATTATTGATGGGTCTGACCCGGGTAGCCCATGTGCGGCATATGTAAAGGGGCTGGCATCTGATGTTACAACAGTTTTATCACTTGGTTATAATATTGGGCATGGTCGTGGTATGTGTATGGGAATTAATGAGGCCAAGACACCTTATGCCTTAATGTTTGACTCAGATATTGAGATGTTGAAGTCCCCGGTGGATGAGATGTGCGCTATGATGGAGCCGGATACGTTCGGCGTTGGTTACATAGAGGAGAAAACTGGATTTGATGGGTATGAATGGGGATGGCCTGGACATGCCGATCCCGGTAATTGGATGCCCTACCTACACCCTATGTTCCAACTCATAAGTATAGCAAATTACCGGAAGTATTACCCTTACGTCCATCACGGTGCGCCTTGTTACCTGACCATGCTCGATATATTCAAGAAGGGATTATCTCATAAAATATTAAAACAATTTCCCGGCATGGGGCACTCCAGTGGAAAGGGCTTAAATTGGGCGGGAAAACCGCGAGAACATATCCGGCACGACCCTGGTACTACCATCAGGGAGCGCACAGGAGAAGCACCACGGGAAATAGAGGGTGGATGGGTAATGAATGAGGGGTTGGTAT